ATAATGGCCAGACTGTATGCCGATGGTGCAAGGTACATGGCAACGGACTATACCGCGTTTGAAGCACTCTTCACTGAAGATCTAATGAAGATATGCGAATTCCACTTGTATTATTACATGACTAAGGACCTGCCTGGGGGTCCAGAGTGGAGAGACGTGGTCGTTACCGCTTTGAGCGGGCCTAACGTGTGTAAGTTCAAGGACTTCACCGTCAAGGTGCCAGGTACGAGAATGAGCGGTGAAATGTGCACGTCGCTCGGCAACTCCTTTACCAACCTTATGGTTGCTCTCTACGTCCTTGAGTGCTGCGGTACGCCGCATGCGCTCGGGGTCGTTGAGGGTGACGACGGTTTATTCCGCGTGGTGGGGAGATGGCCGACCGAATCCGACTTTGCCAATTTGGGGTTGATCATTAAGATTGAGAGACACAACACGCTTTCCGAAGCGTCATTTTGTGGACTCGTCTTTGACCCCGATGATCTGAGCAATGTAACGGATCCCCGTGATCTCATGACCGCCTTCGGGTGGGTAGACGGCAAGTATGCCTCCGCATCTTCAAAGACGCTGCGAATGCTATTGAAGTCAAAGTCACTGAGTTACCTCTACCAGTATCCTGGATGTCCAATCGTCCAGGAAATGGCGTTGATGGGACTACGGTGTACTAAAGACATTTCTAGCGTCAAAGCGTTGCAGAAGAGCATGAAGGCTGCTAATCAGTATGAAGTCGACATGTATGCCGACATGATAAAGCACTTGCCAACAGCGAAGCCAGTCGGGCTCAAGACTCGATTACTGGTTGAAAGGAAGTATGGGATAAGCGTTCAGCAACAGTTGGACGCTGAGGCCTATTGCCAATCAATCAACGCGGTTCAACCCCTCGAATTCTCAATGATCGACTTCCCAGCTTCCTGGCAGACCTATGCTTCTAGGTATGTCAGGCTTAGCGAGGGAAATGCCGGGCATGCTCTATTTTTGGAGTGGCCTGAAGTCCGGGACCAAACCGTTCCCGCCCCGCAGGAGCCCCCTAAAAAGGGCAAACGCGGGACGGTGCGTTGATTGGTTCCGGAAAAGGGCAGGCGGGCTTAGGCCTGGGTGGGTAGCGACACCCCTTGCCGAGCGTAGCGGAGAG